TATCATATTATGGGAGACTGGCGGGTCCGGTTCAGTGTATCTAGAAGAAATGACAATGGAATGTACCGGAGCTGGTAACAAGACAGGCAACTACATCACTCAGATTCCAATCTCGTTTAAAGGCAAAGTAGTCGAGCCATTGGGTGGCCGATTCATGGAAGCAATTAGTTTAGCAAATTACGACCTAGGCTATAAAAGCAATGACGGTGTGTACTTGTTTGAAATTACGTTCTCAGGATACAACACAGATTCTGACATGCCAGAAATCTGCAAAGGTTGGGAAGGTGAAGAATTAGTATTCCGCTGGTATATTAGAATTAACGAACTGCAAATGAATCTAGACTACAAAGGTAGTACATACGATTTTGAATTTGTAACTTCATCTGGGCAGTCACTAAACTCAGATTACACTCAACTTGAAGAAGGCTTTAGAATGGTTGGCACACCAGCTACCGTTGGAAGTTTTTGTAAAGAATTAGCTGAAGCACTTAACAAGCGTGAAAAAGAACACGTTAAGGATGGACTTCGTTGCATTCCACACAAGTATGTTATTACTGCTCACAAAGATATCGTAAATTTAAAAATACAAAATGGCTTTTGGTCAAGAGCATCTGCACAATTTAACATTGGCCGCGGAGAAGTACAAAGTCAACCTGGCCAAACAATACAATCATTCATCTTAGGACAATTGGCCAATAGCCAGGACATGATGAAGTATTTGCATCGCATCCCAGAGAAAAAAGATTACAACAGCAACGATGTTAAACCAGGTAAAATAGATATTGTGCCTAAGAACGTTGTAATTATTCCTGGCGCAAAAGATGTGTCAGAAAACAAAGGATATGCTTTTGATCCAAAGCTAGGAAGTTCTGCAAAAGAAATTCACTTCTTTATTACAACTAAAGAAGATCCACGTAACATTATTGACCCACAAGAATATAAAGATGCACAAGATCCAGTGGAACGTAACAAGCGTGTTGATAACTGGATTAAAAAAGGACTATTACGAAAAGTTTATAAGTGGATTTACACAGGTGAAAACTCTGAAGTTATTAACACCACTTTAAAACTAAACTACATGTGGCGTAATGTCCGTCCAATGTGGGTTAACTCAGAAACTGGTAAGCAAATTGCACCGTCTGGAACATCAGCTACTGCCAAGAAAAAATCAGAAGCCGCAGGACCTAAGGCAATTAAATGTGACGATGCAAAATCTGTTGGAACCGAAACTCAACGAGTTGCCGCAACTTATGCCGAGGACGCAGAGTTTGATCCTACTACTGGCAAGATACGTCCTAAACCAGGCTGGTATCCACACATGCCGCAATTTTATCATATGAACTTTGGTGTGCAACAACAATCACAACAAAGCGCATTGTCGCCGGAAAACGCAAACGAGTACAGCGTATATAGACAAATTGGTTCCAATTTATCAGGCAGTGGCGAAATGGTAGAATTGGATCTTGAAGTTGTTGGCGACCCGTACTGGCTAATGCAAATTCCTGGAACCCCAGGCAAACCGCCATGGGAAGAAGATGTGTGGGAATATGAAAAAGAACAATTGACTGAAGACCAGATGGCTGAAAAAAGAAAGAAAGCCGCAACACATACATGGTTGCCGTTTATCTACTTTGAAGCACAAGTACCTTCAGCGACCAACAATGGAATTACAGACACAATGTTGTTACGCGAGTCTGATGCAATTAGTGGCGTATACTTTGCTATTACGTTAACAAATAAATTTACCAAAGGTAAGTTTACCACTAACTTAAAGTGCGCTAGGGAATCGTTGTCTAACCCATGGACTGGCAAAGCAGCCAAGCCTGGCGCAACAAAAGGATCAACGCCCGGCAATGCTAACTCAGTTGGTCCAAGTAATTCGAAAAAACCGTAAGGATATAAATGCAAGCAAATAACAAAGGTATTAGCACAGGAGGCGTTGGCGCAGTTGGCAATAAAATGCAAGGCGTTTTTATTGGCAAAGTAAAAGACAACATTGATCCGGATGGTCTTGGCCGCCTACGAGTGTGGATCCCGCAACTAAGTTCTGCGGCTGAATCAAATACACAAAGTTGGTTTACTGTGCGTTACTGCCCGCCATTTGCTGGCGCAACAAATACCAAGGACGAGTCACAAGCCAAGGATGCAAGCAAATACGCACAAACAAATCAAAGCTATGGTATGTGGATGGTGCCACCAGATAAAAACGTACAAGTTATTTGTAGCTTTATTAACGGGGAATTAAATCAAGGCATTTGGTGGGCTTGTTTACCGCACGATGGTCACACTCATGCTATCCCGGCAGTTGCATCGGGTACAACACATGACGGCGAAACAACGCCATTGGCCGAACGTAATCGTTTTAATACAGCAGATCCTGATGTAGAACGCAGACCCAAGCACCCGCTTAATAACGTTATTAGACGTCAAGGTCTAGAGAAAGACAAACGCCGTGGGCACATCAATGCTGGTCCATTTAGAAATAAAGAAAAACACACAGGCTTGGGTTATGGTATTTTAACACCTGGCCAGCATCAGTTTGTTATGGACGATGGCGAAGGTTTTAAGAATGGTCAAATCAGATTACGTACTGCTTCGGGTAATACGTTTATCATGGACAACGACGAAGGCTTCATTTACTTTATCAACGCAACAGGCAATGCTTGGATGCAACTTGACAAAGAAGGCAACGTTGACGTTTATGCTGGCGGCTCTTTTAGTGTCAATGCCGAAGATAGTATTAACCTTCGCGCTGGCAATAACATCAACATGGATGCTGGCAGCAATCTAAACGCCGCAGCCGCAAAGAATGTTGAAATAGAAGCATGTGAAGTGTTTAATGCAACTGGTACTACCGGTATGAAGTTGAGCACAAGTCAGAACATGAACATTCTTGCTGACAGCCAGTTTAAAATGACAGGCCAGCGCATTGACTTAAATGGTCCTCCTGCTGAACGTGCAACATTGCCTAGTCAGAATAGTTTAGTAACAAACTCATCAGTTGGTAAAAGTATTGCAGGTCGCGTACCCGAAGCTGAACCATATGGTGGCCACGTTAGTAAAGGCGGCGAACAGCCTACAGTGGTACCCGGAACTGCTCCAATTGACGATCCGGTTATTACACCAGCTCCAGAAAGCTACGAAGACAAACCAGCACCAGAAGACACTGATGCTATTGCTTGCGTACCAGAAGTAACACAAAGCAAATTAAGCGATGAAGGTTTTAAGATTTTAAAAAGTCGCGAAGCATATTGTGGTATCATGTACAGTGACTACCAAGGTTATAGCATTGGCTATGGCATCCGCTTAGACATTTTTGGTCCCGGCGGCGGCGGCAAGATTGACGAAAACTTAAAGAAGGCATTGTTAGCTGGCCCAAGTGAGCCTGAAGCACGACTAGCAAGCCGTCAAATTATTGATCGTGAAAATACTCCTCGAGTTATGCGAGCACTTGAAAAGGCCAAAAGTGGAGCAGGTAAGCCAATTTGTATTACACAGTCTCAAATTGATGCATTAATCATGGCATCGTATAGCAGTCCAGCAAGTGCTGATAAAATGGCGCAAGATTTGGTTCAAGCAGCCGCATCCACAGCCGACGGTAAGCCTACTAACGAAGCTATTGCTAAAATTTGGGCCAATTCTCCTTACAATAACAGTAGCAAAGTTCGCAACAGCGATGCAAAATATGCAATGACTGGAAAGCCAAACTCTGATACACGAGTAATGGAGCCAGAACAATTGCAAGCTGAAGGTATCAAGCGAGATTTGTTACGTTTAAAGAACAACAAAGTTCAACTTCCAGATACAGCTGGCTGGCGTACCCCTTATGGTAACGGTGGCCAAACTGGAACTAAAGTTGAAAATACTTACGGAAAACCAACTCCGCAACACTTGGCCCAATGGGAAAGAAGTTACTATCTAAACACTGGAAATGTGCCATATGGTAGCAACTTAACTGTTGAACAACTACGCGACAAGTACGGTTCTCCGCATACAGGAGGCAATAATCCTCCAAGTGCTCCGTCTGCTACTTAAAGATAAAACCCTGCTTAATAAAACTTGGTAAATAGGTGTATGCCAAGTTACACTTCAAAATTCCGCGGGTACAGCTCAATTGGGACTAGTTTTTTAAATCCAGTCCTGTACGACCTTGCCCTTGCGAAACAAGACCTACTAAACCACTTTCATACTCGCAAAGGCGAGCGTATTATGATGCCAGAATTTGGTAGCATAGTATGGGATATGCTTTTTGAGCCATTGGATGATTACACAATCAATTTAATTGACGCTGATGTACGTTCGATTATCAAAACAGATCCACGTTGGTTGTTGCAAAGTGTAGCTATCTCCGAAGGTCCAAACGCACTTAACATTGAAGTTACAGTGACATATTTGCCCACAGACGAAACAGTAGTACTACCATTGGTATACGATAAAGGAACGAACACATTATGAGCCAGACACGACGCCTAGGACAGTTAAACGCCGCCGAAAGCTGGCTTAACAATTACCGTTATCTAGTAAATGCAGACTTTAAAGCATACGACTTTGAAAGTCTACGTACTGCATTGCTAGATCATATTCAACTTAACTATCCAGAAGATTTTAACGACTTTATCAATTCAAGCGAGTACGTTGCACTTGTAGACTTAATGGCATTTATGGGACAAAACTTGTCCTTCCGTGCAGATTTAAACTTGCGCGAAACGTTCTTGGAAACAGCAGAAGTCCGTGGTAATGTATTAAGTATTGCTCGACAGTTGGGCTACAAGCCGTTCCGTAACGGCGCGGCCAATGGCTTCTTAAAAATTACTTCTGTAACAACTACACAAGAAATATATGACAGCAAAGGTACAAACTTGGCTGGTAAAACAATCGTGTGGGCTGACCCGTTGAACTTAGACTTCAATGAGCAGTTTTCTTTAATTTTAAATCAGGCCCTAAACAAATCAAACCCAATTGGCCGTCCAGTTAGTTCTATTTCTGACAACGGCACCACACGACAAATTTACGAACTTGATCAACCTGACACAAGAACAATGGTTGAATCATTTTCATTGACAGCAAGAAACAACAACAGCTATCCATGCGAGTTAGTTCCTGTTACAATTGACACAGTTACAGAGCTTGCAAAAGAAAACACGCCAAACCCTTACGGTCGTCAGACTGTATTGTTTAACAATGATGGCACTGGCTTTGGCTCTGGTAGCAACGGCTGGTTCTTTATGTTCAAACAAGGAACATTAAAGTTTGAAGACTTTATCTTAAACACACGAGTTGAAAACCGTGTGATTGATTTACAAGGCAGCAACATCAACGAAACCGATATTTGGGTTCAAAGCATTGACTCGCAAGGACAAATTTTAGAACATTGGACTCCTGTACCAAATACAAACAATAAAAACATTGTATTCAATGCAGTAGCCAAGGACGTACGAAAAGTATACGAAGTTATTACTCGTGAAAACGATTCAGTATCACTGAAGTTTGGTGACGATATTTTTGCAGATATTCCTACAGGTAACATTCGTGTATGGTATCGCGAAAGTGCAAACGAAACATTGTCAATCTCTCCTAACGATGTAGCAGGTTTAGAAATGTCATTGCGTTTTGTTGATGGTACATCAACTGAACAAGACTTAACAATTACACTTGAATTATCTACTCCGGCATCAAGCACTGCCGGTGAAACACTAGAACAAATTAAAAATCGTGCAGGTCGTACAAGCGCAAGCCAAGACCGTATGATTACTGCTTCTGACTACAACATCTATCCAGAAGGTAAAGTAAGCGGCGTCGATAAAATCAAAGCAGTTAACAGAACACATGCTGGCCAAAGTGTGTACGCAGACTTGTCTGACCCGACTGGCACATACCGTCCAGTAATTACATTTGCCGACGATGGTTATATCTACGAAACTGAAGTAGTTACATCTACTACAAAAGACTCGTTATCGGGTCCGCAAGAAGTGTTGTCTTGGGTAGAAAACAGTTTATTGAACAGACACTTGCACCAGTTGTATTACAAAAAGTATACTCCTATCACACCAGAATCTGGTGTTAATGTCAAGTGGGTAACAGTAAGTTCTGGTAACGCAACTACTACAGGTCACTTTTCAATTGTAACAAATAATGCACCATTGCGTATTGGCCGCGGCAGTCCAGATATCAAATATAGAACCATTGGCAAAAACAGTTTAGTAAAAACCGCAGGCGGTAAGTGGAGCCGTGTGCTAGATGTATATCGCGAAGGCCTGGGTGTAAGTGATAATGACGGCAACAACACTGGCTTACGTGCCAATGGTCAAGGAGCTGTATTCTTAAATTCTATTTTGACATCCACAAGCGTTGAGGCATGGTTCCCGTCATTGCGTACAATTTTTACTCCAACTGAGCAACGTGAAATTCTTGCTGAAATTCGTGCGGCACGTAGCTTTGGTTTGAAGTATGTAAACACATCAACTCAACCAGATCGTTGGAAAATTATTCCAGTGGATGCAGTTGTAACAACAGGCGACTTAGTTCCGCCAACAGAGCAAAACACAAACTCTGGCGCAAGCTGGTTAGTACGTTTAGAGTACGATACAACAACAGGTTCTTGGACATTATACACACGTAACGATCAAACAGTGTTTGGCAGTGTTGACCAATTGACATTCCACAACCAACGTTTTGGCCAATCAATTGATTCGTCATCGAAGCGTGTGCTTAAAGATACTATTAAGTTTTTAAAACAAAACGGATTAGAGTCAGAGTTATCACTTGACGTTAACGATTACTTTAAGTTAGATGACGGTCGCTTTGATTCAACTCGAGTAATGCTATTACTACCTGGTTTAAATGAAAACTTAGCACCAAATGATCCAGATGTAATTAGCAAACTAATCACTGGTAATGTAAAGTTTGAACGTGTACCATTTGTTGATACCAAGGGACAATACACATTAAAGCCAAGCAATACTACTGGCGTGATATTACCTGGCAGAAAAGATCTAAAAGTACAAAGCACACACGTTCCATTAAGAGATAACAGAGTTGATGCATCTACAACAAACATTGTTGACATGTATGTATTAACATCAAACTACAACGATTCTTATCGTGCTTGGGTTAATGCTGGTGGCAACGAATCTACAAAGCCATTACCATTAACTTCATATGGTTTAGAAAAGCTAATGAGCTCTATTATCCCTTATAAGAGTATTAGTGACAGCATTATCTTCCATCCTGTTAATTACAAAGTTATCTTTGGTAAGAACGCCGACAGCAGAAATCAAGTTAAGATTCGTATTACCAAGAGTGATACTACACGAGTAAGCGATGCTGAAATTCGCAGTCGTGTTATTGCGGCAATCAACCAATACTTCTCAGTGGACAATTGGGACTTTGGTGAAACGTTTTATTTCACAGACATGGCTGCTTGGATACATAAGTCGTTAGGTGGAATTATCAGTAGCATTGTGTTGATACCAAAACAAAAACAGTTGTCAAGTAATGACCTGTTCCAGATCCCATGTGAGGATAATGAAATTTTTATCAGTAGCGCAACGGTAAATGACGTTGAAGTTGTTTCAAATTAATAAGGCAAAGTAATGGCAAAAGATCCAAAAAAATTAAACCCTGAAAACCCATACAGCAAAACATTCCCGGGTCAGGATTTAAACACAGGCGTTTCACCTAAGACGACTGACTTACTACCTACGATTTTTAGAACTGAAACAAATAAGAAAGTTCTAAGTGCAGTGATGGAAGACTTGTTTCAACCAAGTTCCATCGAAACATTAAACTATGCCGTTGGCCGTAATAGAACAAAGTTTACTGGCTTAGATTATTTGCCACATCCTACTGCTCGCAGACAATTAGAAACTGGCTTAGTGCTGTTCAATGATGATAAGGTATCTGTATTAACAGCCGACGACATTGCAACAGCATGGGATCTAAATGATAGAACACGTGAAACAGTAGAACCAATTAGCATTTTAGATTTGCCAATTGACCCAGACAAGTTTTTAAACTGGGCAAACTATTACTGGATCGAAGAACGTATGCCAGTGGTGTTTTTAACCAGTGGTAATACTGACTTAAATGTACAGTCTGACATTGTTGGTAAGAAATATTACACATCACCTGTACAGCCAAACGGTCGTAGTTTAGAATTTAAAAATGGCATGCGAGTGGTATTTCACCAACGCCCAGGCCTAACTGATATCAGCGGCGATTTGGATTTAGATTTGCTAACAGATGGCAACAGCCAACTTCAAATGGATTATGAATTTATCAATTACGATAAAGGGCTAATTGGTGTATCTGTTGATGGTGTTATTCTAACACAAGGCGTTGAGTACTATATCTCCGGCAATCACATTGTGTGGCTGTCTGAATTCCCAGCACAAAAGGCTGTGCATGTTCATGTACCAAACTTTTATATCACACTAGACGAAGAACTTAGATTGCGTTCGTGGTTAGTAACTGGTGTTGGCACTGAAGAAGGTATTCAGTTATTAGGTCTGCACTCTCAGTTTACAAACACAGTATACAGCAAATTATCAAACGCATTGTGGGACCAATCGGCAGTGCCATGGGACCGTGTTGAGTGGGATGGTTTCATTCCTGGTATTAACCCTAAGGAATACATTTTACAAGAGCCGGGCGCAAAAAACAGAAATGCACACAGCCGAACAAATTGCTGGTTCCACAAGTCTACTATTCAAACAGCAGTTGACTTTTTAGGAATTGAATTTAGTGACATTGCAAAAAGCAATAGTCAGGCTATGCGTCCTATTGTTGAATTTGAAAACGGCCTTGAATTATACAATCACGGTACTCGCTACCGCGCCTGGCCTACGTTCTTGGTCAATGAACTAAACATTAGTATTCAAGATTTCTTTAACTTGCCATTAGTTGATAGCAACACAACTGTCTTGAATCCAAGATATATGTCATTGTTGGCTAAACTTGATAGACAAGTTGATATCATTGTACAAACACAAATTGGCGCCAACTTCAAGTTAGCGTTAAACGCATCATCCATTCCGCAAGACGAGCTTATTAAAATCTTAGCTAACCTTGACAAGGACAATGCCGCCGGTAGAATTCCAAAGTATGCAGTTTACAAAATAACCGGCAACAGTATTACCTGGATTAAAAATCCACCAGCATCTAACTGGACAATTACCTACAGAATTTCTGGAGTGCTATTGTCTGCTTTGCGTATTCTATGGCTAGCTAAAGATTCAAATGCTAACAAAATTTTAAACATCAAGCACGATGGTGTAGTAACAACAGGAGTATCAAAGGAAGTAGCATACGATGGTGACGCAGTAGTAATCAACGTAACTTCATCTGCTGACCCACATTACTTGAAAGAGTATCACTGGAAGAATGGTGTTGCTGTTCCAGCAACATTCCGTACTACTGCAATTCAACAACCAGTGTTTGAAATTTACAGTCGTGATGGCGTTAAGCTAAGTTCAAACACAAGAACAAAGCCATCAGTAGTTAACAGCACAATTATTAAGATCAAATCTGGCGCAAATTTTGATGACGAGTCAGGTTATAACATTGACTTCTTGCCAACTCAATTTACACAGTTGACTGCCGACAATACAGCGGTTAACAGCATGTACAATATTTTGTTTGAACACACGCTTCAAACAACAGCATTGTATATTGACAGCACTGGTACTCAACAGCCAGTGCCTGGACCATACTCATTCCGTAGATTCAATGGTGGTGATACAGTGTCTGAACTAAGCAATGGCTACCGTCGTGCATGGTTCAAATTGAAAAGCTGGGCACTTCGCTCACAAAACATTGACGGCCCAACAACTATTCAGTTAGATAGTTCAATGTGGCCAGAATACAATTGGGCAGTTAAGATTGCCAATGGTGTAGGCACAGTATTGCACACAGACGACTTTAAACAGGTTGTAGATAATGTAGCAGTAGCCGCACGTGGCCGCACTGTTTCATTCAAAGTATATCACAATGGATTACAAACTGTAGCAACAGTACGTGGCCAAGGCTTTGAAGCATTTGATGTGCCAGTAGTAGATAGCGTAGTGTCATTTGTTGTTCCAACAACAGCAGTTGATACGCTAACTGTTTCTGTTGGCTTTATTAGCTTTACTACTCGCTTAATTGAACTTAAAGATGATCCTCGATTTGTAAAAATTAAGTTGAACAGCCTTCCTGTAGATTATGCAATTGATTCAACTGCTTATACAGTTACATTAAATGGCACAGGTGTTGTTGAAATTCAGCATCAAGGTAATAATATTGACAGTGACCACTTAACTGCTATTCCAGGTATTGATTATAATCCAGAGCAATTTGAAAACTTTGGTGAGATTAGCGTAGCAAGAATTATTAAAGGACTGTCAAAGAACATTGCAGTAAACACAGCAGGCAAGCGTGAATGGATTGATTGTCCAAAGTTTAAAACACTCGACGGCATTTACATGGCTGACAACAGTGCAATTCGTTCTTCATGGGCAAACTTTGCATTGCAACCTGGACTACAAGATGTTGTAGTTGCACGTTCAATGAGTGCTTGGAGATGGTACCGTAAGTTTATTTCCAAGTTGGAAGAAAGCAATATCGTCTATAACATTAGCGAGTATGGTATTAACAATACACTTGACCGTATCTTAAGTGAAATGCTTCTGGGAGTAACTTATAGCTCAGTTGATGCAGTATCTGGTATGGCATTTACTCGCGATGGTATGCAATTGAATACATTAACAGCCAATGGTAGTGATACATTTGCCATTGGCTCTGTTGATTTGTTTACTTTACCATATGCCGCAGATCACGTTTATGTTTACGTAAACGATAATTTACAATTACGCGGCGTTGACTATACAATCAGCGGACAACAGGTTGTGTTTAATACTGCACCTGCAATTGACAGCGTCATTGAGATTTATTTTGCTGGCCAAACAGAAGTGTATTCTGGTATCCCAGCAAGCCCTGCCAAACTTGGTTTAGGTGGCGTATATGTTCCACAGCTGGTAACAGAAACTTGGGGAACAAACTCTAAGACGTTTATTCAACGTCACGACGGCTCACGTATCAGTGCATACGTAGATCCGGAATCCGGGGAAGTTACTGATAGCTATCCACTAAATGCAATTATTTTAGAATTAGAAAAACGAATCTACAATGCTTGCATTAACACAGTCGGTGAAGCAAATAGACAGTACGCATTTAGAAACTATTCGGCAGAAGAAGTAAGCGAGTCACAGTCTCGCTCACAGCTAGAATGGTATTCTATAAATGGCATTGATTACAGAAGTCGCAGTGACTTTAATGCCAACGATGCTTGGACATGGAACTATGGTAATGCAAGCTGGAGAAAGTTATACTTAGATTTTTACGGTACATATCATTTACATGATGCTCCGTGGGAAGCACTAGGCTACGATAGCAAGCCAACATGGTGGGATACTCATTACTCATGGACTGACGCAACAAAGCGTCAAGCACTTGAACTGGCACTATACTTTGGTATTTTAAATGAACCAGGTGGTGCGGCTTTTACAGATCCAAAATTTGCACACCCACACACAACGTACCCAGTTGATGCCAATGGTAATTTACTAAGCCCATTTGATGCTGGTATTGCTTCGCCAACAGTTGATGAAGCACAACAGCCTTGGGAAATTGGTGCAATGGGTCCAGCTGAAATGGCATGGAGACGAAGCGTAAGCGGCACATGGAGTAATGTGCTTCATGCATTGGATTGCTACGACTTAGCAAACGAGTTCTTTGATAGTTCAATCAACCCGTTTATCCAAACAGTACATAATAACAGCACAGCACCCAAAGGCACAGGCAGCATTGCACCTGACCAGTTCTTATACGCACGTACCTTAATTGGTATTGGCGCAGTATTGTTCGAAGGCTACCGCGAATTTAATTTATTAGGTGAGTCACCATTGGATGACTTGTTGGCCATTGGTACAAAGTTAGAGTTTAGTGTTGGTGGTTTCACTGACGGTGTTATTACATTGAAAATGCCGTACTCTAAATTCCAAGACAACGAATATGTACCTGACAATGACTTTGGTTTAACATTGAGCCACGGTATTCCAAAGGAACAGTTGCGTTACACTTCTGTACGAGTTGAAAAAGATGACGTTGGATTCCGTGTGTACGGCTTTGATCCAAAGTACAGATTCTTTAAAGTTCTAACACCAACAGCAAATGCGCTGTCAACCGGATACCCTACAACTCGTCGTCAGTTGACAACCAGCTACGGTACATTTGTTGAGTACCTACAATGGGACACTACTCCAGTGGCAGTGCCTTATGGATCATATGTTGCAAACAAGCAAGACTTGATCACGTTGTTAATGGGTCTTGGAGAATATCAAAAGCAACAAGGACTTGTCTTCGACACTATAAACAGTCGTGGTACTATAACAGACTGGAAACAAGCGGCAATTGATGCTATCTCCTGGAGCGAAGAACAGTGGGGTGAAGAACACTTCTGTATCGTAGGTGTTGCAACAACTGATGGTTTAAAAATTCATCACCCAATGGGCGCACTAAGCAGACTTGATGCTGACCTTGGCCGCACTGGTAAGGTGTTGTATGCCAATGGACGTTCAGCAACTGCCGCAGAGTTGTTAATTACTCGCGACTTTGAGCCCAGCACAGATAAAATCACTCCATTAACCAACGATCAAATTGTATTTGTAAATTTTGAAACACAATATTACGATCACGTTTTCTTTATCAGCAACAAGACCAAGTTTGGTGACTTAATTGCTGACTTACAAACAGATAACAGATTACAAGACTTGACAATTGCTGGCCGCAGAACTTATAACTGGACAGGTCGTCCATCTGCACTTGGTATATTGCCACAGCAGTACAGCACCTTGCCAGGCTTTGATACGCTTGTAAATGATATTGTTGCAAGTCACATGCCAGAACGTGTTGCTTTTGATACACTTAAAACTGACATTGCCCGAGGAAACGTAGTACCTTCAAAGAAAAGTGTTATTGCTGACATTGTACAAGACAGCACAAGTGCGTACTTGTACCGTCAAGGCCTACAAAGTGCTGTTGGTACAAACTTGGCCATTGATGCGCTGTTCAGAAATAGAAACATTGACATTCCGGGCAACGAACAAGACGTGGGTGTTAATGAGCAGTGGATGTTTAACACCGGCGAGTTTGGTAATTTGTCAAACAAGAAAACTTGGGAAATTGAACTTCGTAAAAAAGACCTAACAAGCAATCGTCAAATCGTAAGATTCCGTGATGATGCACTTGGTGTTACAGATTTACGAAGCGACAACATTATTGATATCGTTGGTAAGGCTGATCCACGTTGGGTTTCTCGTCCAAGCGATTACTTGTTTAAAACAATCAATAGAGACGCGATCGACAAGAACTACAGCAAGTCTCAAAATTGGTTGCCAAGTGCTGGTTTAGCTGACGTTGTTACAACCGACGTAGAGATCATGCGCCTAAGCGATCTTACATTTGATAAGTTGCTCGACGTAGAAGATTCTGCAATACTATTTGAAACACAATCATTTAGCAGATACAACGATTACAATACAGGTGATTACGTTTGGCACCAAGGTAAGTTGTACAGAGCAACAGTACGTATCATTGGTTCTGATGTTAGCGCATTTGACAACACACAATGGGCTGAAGTACTAATAACTGGCACAATGCTTCCATCTATTTGGATCAGTGATTACATCTTTACAAATCCACAAGGCTACGGCTGGAACGTTCTGCAGGCATTTGCCCCTGCGTACATTGAAGAAATTTGTCCAAATGCATTCAATACTGGCTTAAATGAAAGTAAGGCATCGTTCGCTAGCCCACACAGATTAGCAAAAGGTGACTCGTTTATCATCGCTGGCACAAATGACGGAAACTATAACGGAGTTCATCAAGTTAAAGAAGTAGTTGATGACTATAACGTACTGATTCAAGCACGTAGTACAAGCAATGAAGTTGTCTATAACGCAGTTGGATTCAAATTAAGTTCTGTTAAATTTACTACAGATGAAGAATTCTTAGAATCAGCATTGATGTTCAGCGCCGGGATGACAGCGTATGTTGATTACGGTGACATTGAAGGAACCTATAAGATTTACACCTTTACTGGCAATGGACAAGTAAGCTCACAGCAGTACGACACTGAACACTATAGCAATACAATGATTGATAGTGGATCAATTTATCAAGTACAGTTGTTTGATTATGATACTGAAAACTTAATCCAGACTCTTGAAGTGTATGATCCATACAAGGGCTTGACAATTGATGATGTTGCCCAGTTCATTGACTTTAAGCAATTGCCAGACCCTGCAAGTTACAACGTTAATGAGTTAGGCTTACCTGACGAATACAACTCAACACCTTGGGGTGCTGAGCAAGTTGGCAAACTATGGTGGGACCTAGACAAAGTACGTTACATTGAATACGAACAATCAGGTAATTTACAGTACCGTGCTAACCATTGGGGCGAACGCTTTGCTGACAGCGAAGTTGCTATCTATGAATGGGTAGGTAGTACAGAACTACCATCAACAGATGTTGCACCAGATGCATACTTAGACACAAGTGGCAATGCTGAAGGTCAAATTAGATACAGTGAAATTGTAACAACTGATCCAGATTCTGGCGCAAGCACAACAACATATTACTATTGGAAGCGTAGTCCTTCAGTAATACCAGCTGGCGGCAATAGAGCATATTCAGCAGCCGCTATTGAGTCAGTGCTAAACAACCCAGATGTAAATGGTGTTGCTTGGTTAGCTCCTATTGATACTAATGCATTTATCGTTGCTAATATTTCTGGTGTGTTTGGAAACAAAGACAAAGTCATCCTACGTATCGAGCAAAACATAAACCCAGAACAAGTACATAACAACAGCGTATTAGTAACAGAAAACGTAGATGTCATTGATGACTTCTTGTATCAAAGATTGTCATCAAGTATCGTAGGCCGCGACAACTACAGAGAAGCATATAAGCTAAACGAGTACGTTGTTGGCCAACAATATCGCAAAGGTGATTACCTATACATTAAAAACAATGGCATTGATGTTGCTACTAGCACGTACGGTGGTAGCGATTATCCAATACTTCAAAATCTTGATGATACTCGTTACGATATTCATACTGTTCGTCGTGCAACATCTGCAGACCATAAAATTTATGTAACTATCAACGACTTTGTTGCAAGTGGTCTTGCTAAGGATATCAAGCAGAGATTTATTATCAAGAGCGCCGCTGGCGCATTGATTAAAGATCCATACGAAAACACAGAAGGATACTATGCAGTAGTTAATACTCGACGCAAAGTACCTGATGCTAGCTTACATCCATTACGACGTTACGGTAATGAGTATGCTCCTCGCCCACAGTCCTGGTTCAAAGATGTTATTGCGGCCCGCAGAACCCTTATCACAGCAGCCAATGATTACTTGTTAAACATCGATACAATTAGCAAGCCAGACTGGGACCGATACTTGATAAAGTATCAACCATTAAATGGATCATACGAAAAAGATCTAACCCAGTATTGGGACTATGTTGATTATATTGTACCAGGCTATACAGTTGGTAACGAACAAGTACGAATCCGTTCTGAAGAGATTGGCATACTTGATAGCACAATAACAAATTTTGGTATCGTTGATAATTATGGTAATATCATTGAAGCATATACAAAGTCTGGTAATAACCTAACTCTGATGTATCGCAAAAATGGTACAATCCAATTCTCAAATGCAATTTGGGACGGCAGCTTAAATGATGCCTGGGACAAGTTGCCTTGGGATAGAACATACTGGGACGAAGATATCAGCGAAGTAGTTGAGAGTATTCTTCGTGCCTTGCGTAGAAATATCTTTGTAGGCGAGGACATCAACTACTTTAACAAGTTATTCTTTGCATTGGTTAAGGAAAGTTTGTCACAGATTCCAAACGCAGATTGGGTAGTTAAAACAACATATCTTGACGTATTCCAAACCAGCGAGCGTGAGTTGGAAAAGGTGGGTACATACTACAACAAGAAAGATAAGTTAATTATCAAGTACATTGACGAAGTTAAGCCTTTCCACAGCAAAATTGTTGAAGCAAACAAGCTAAACAATGCTCAACAAGATATTGCAGTTTCTATTAGTGAATCAATTACTTTGAATTGGACCATTAGAACCATGCTAACCGACGAAGAAGGCAACCCAATTGAAACCGAAGACGGCAGAAAACTGGCACCAATCTCTGACTCTCTTGTACAAGACTTAGAAGAACAATAAAGTGGGTTATTTTAAATAAACTAAATATCATTATGAACATAACATCTTTACCAGTTAAAATTACAACTCACATTGTGATTACAGATGCTGATACCGGGGAAGTATTGCGTGAAGGCGAAAACGCTATTCACCAGGAAAACATGAGTCAAGTGTTGGCAACAGCACTTGCCCGCGGAACAAACAGCTTTATCAGTGAAATGCACTTTGGTAAAGGTGCCAGTGTAACTGCAATCGACGGTTCTATTTCATATAGAACACCAAATGTTTTTGGATCAAATTCAGAACTGTACAATCCAACTTACTTTACAGTGGTTGATGCACAGGATTTAAACAATCCAGACTCTGCCAATAACAACTTAACGGTGACACATACTACAGGAACAACTTACAGCAGTACAGTAGTAACAGCAACACTTGATTATGATGATCCTGTTGCAAGTGACAGCGTTTTCAACATTGTTAATAGCACCGAAGATAGCCTAAATGCAACTACAAGCGTAGATGGCGAAATGGTATTTGACGAAATTGCATTAAAAACAAAAGGGACAGCAGGTTTAAATTCTGGTAATTTGCTAACGCACTTTATCTTCCACCCGGTTGAGAAGAGTCACAATCAGCGTATACAGATTGTATACACGCTAAAAGTTCAAGCTGGTTAATCCAAATTTAAACTAAATATACAAAGGCAATAAGCCAAAAGGACATGAGAAATGGCATACGAAGTAAACAAAGCAAACGGTGAAGTGTTAGTTAACCTAATTGATGGGGAAATTGACAACACATCAACCAGTTTAAATTTATTAGGCAAGAACTATCTTGGCTACGGCGAGCTGATCGCTGAAAACTTTGTTCATTTGCTAGAAAACTTTGCAAGTAGCATTGAACCAATTAGCCCAGTAACTGGCCAACAATGGTTTGATACAGGCGAACGCAGATTAAAGCTAAACGCAGATAATTCCAACTGGAAAACTATTGCGTTCTTAGCCGCACAAAATTATGTACCAGCAGTTGGCACGTCAATCCGTGGTGACTTCTGGTACGACACAGCAAACAATGCTATTAAGATTTACACAGCCGATGCAACGCTGCCAGGTACAAACGGCAACGGTTGGATGAACATTGGTGCATTCCAGGGCAATCGCGAAACTGCAACAGGTATGGCGTTCTTGGACTTGTTAGATACTAACAGTAGCCTACACAAAGTTGTTGGATTGTATGCAATGGGTGTGTGCGTCATGATTATCAGTTCTGACGCTGACTTTACTATTGCCAACTCACATGCTGTACCAGGTTTTGACGTAATTGGCAAAGGTATTAACATGAATACTAGCGGCCGCGATAGCACTGGCTTTGATACAAACGCATTTAAATTGCGTGGTATTTCTATGGAAGCTGAGTTTGCTGACGTTGCTGAAATTTATACAGCCGATGCAAGTTATGAACCAGGTACATTAGTTGCTTTAGGCGGCGATGCAGAAGTAACACAAACAACAGGATCAGCTGATACAAACATTTTTGGTATTGTTTCTACTCGTCCAGCTTACTTGATGAACGCAAAACAAAAGCGTGAAAAGAACGCATTACCAATCGCAGTTGCAGGCCGTATTCCAGTTAAAGTTACTGGTACAGTTAAGCGTGGCGATCGTTTAGTATCAAGTGACATTCCTGGAGTTGCACGAGTTGCTACACAAGAAGATCCAGCGTGGAGCATTATTGGCCGTAGCTTAGGTGAGTTTAGCGGAGAAGGCATTGGCAAAGTCGAAGCGACAGTCGGAGCACGATAATGGCTATTCAGCGTAAAAAAATTACCGCTGAAGACCTAAACAAATTGGCATCTGATGTCAATGAATTGTTTGGCGATACACACGCAGGTGAAGGCCCTTCTACTGACCCACAAACTCAGGACGATATTCGTTGGGGTTGGGGCGGCGAAAATGTTCAATACGTGCAGCCAAAACAAAAGCTAACCGCGGCTTTTACAAACGAGTTAGTTAATCGCATTAACTTGAGCACATATAGAACCAACAGCACAGACCAAGAACTTGTTATTGTTTCCCAAGGTGAAAAAGTAACAGCAGAATTTTTTAATACTGCGGCAAGTCTATTAGACTCTGCACGAAATGCCCGCAATGAAGTTGATCCAGCATTAACTACATTGTCAACAATTCGAACAGTTGTAAGTAATGGCACAACTTGGAAAAATCAGCTAGAAAACGAAATCGAATTTGATTTTGAAGGTTACGAAAGTGCCCGTCACTTTTTCAATGCAGGTGGCGACATCCGTTTAGCGTTTTCGATTGCTGACGGTAGCGGCGCCGGGTATCATACTTGGCGTGGTATTTTTACGGACCAAGGTACATTAAGACTAAACGTTGAAACTATGTCGAGCCTAAACAACCGCGGCATCAGCCAGGACGTTGGTTTCGCAGAGATTGTTATAGGCGAGCAACTACTGTACACCAGCCCCAGCGGCGGTGGCTGCGGCTATGGCGGCTATGGCGGCTACGGTGGTTATGGATGCTATGGCGGATATGGCGGATATGGTGGCTATGGCGGATACGGCGGATACGGTGGTTATGGAGGCTATGGCGGATACG